GTTGCGTACCTAGTTCTAATCTCTGCTCTTGCAGTTTCTGCTGCTGTTGCATCTGCACCAGGAATTTGCTTTGCAATAATATCATCATGTGGTTTAAACTCTTGCTCTCTTTTCATTCTTCTTTTCTCATGTGCAATAGTTTTTGCTTTAGTTAAATTCACCACAATACTCATGCTTGATACTCCCATGCGTTTCTAAATGTTCTATCTGATGGCACTTCACTTGCATCTACAATCTTGTAAGGTCTACCTGATGGCACATCTTTTGTTGCTATTTCCTCAACTGTTAAACCACAATTATCTGCTGGAATTACTACAGCAACTCCACCATCTTCTGTTTGATATAAAATTCTTTTATTACTGTTCATAATGTTTTCCTTTATCCACCAACAACTAATGTTGCTATAACACTTGTATCCGTATTACTTCCATTTTCAACATGAAAAATATTATAACTACTAGTTGTATAACCTGATGTTTGTGTTCCACTATTTGTAAATGATGATTCTCGATATCCAGTAGCAACAGCACTATAATCATTATTTGCTAAAGCAGTTGTAAAATTTACTGTATAATCACCATTTGCATTATCTGTAACACTAGAAACATTACCACTTCCAACAATAGTATTGGTTACACCATTATAATAAAGCCAAACTCTTGCAGCAAAAGCTGGTGCAGAACCAGTCTGTCCACCATCTAACATACTAGCACTTATTGTTCCACTATCTCCTGTGGTTACAATATCTCCAGCAGTATCAGGTATGTTGATTGTTCTATCAGTATTCGTATTAGGTGCAGCAATAGTAAGAACACCAGTTCCACTTGCGTTTCCAGAGATTTTTACTTGGCTCATATTCTATTCCTTTGGATATTTGTTTTTGATTGGGTCAATCATTTCACTTTTCCAAGCATCTATCCCATCATCATAAATTTTTTCTAACTGCTTTTCCCAACTTGGATACTCACTTGCTCTTTGTCTTTTATATTGAGCAGATGCGTAAGCATTTTTTAATTCTGTTATTTTTGCATTTACAACTTCTTCACTTGGCTTTGTAAATCCATCAACAATAACTTTAATGTTTGAGTAGACATACCCTTGAGAAACATCTATTACTCCATACCAACTTGGTGTATCACCACCTAACTCCATTAAAGCATATTGATAATACCTAGATTCCGTTGGAGTAACTGGACTATTTACATCTAACCATCTCATATTATGTTTCTCCTAATTTTGTAAATGCTACCCATGACCTCATAAAATCTGTATCTCCTTCAACATTTCCAGCAGTTAAACTTCCAACAGAAAATCTTATTTTATAATTTGAGGTATCTTGAATATCAAAAATCTCAAAATGAGCTCTACCACTAAATACCCCAGCAAAAGCATTTGATAATCCTATTGCCATTCTACCCTCTGTCGTAAAATCATCATTAGTGTGTATTATTTGAGGATACCAAGTATCAGTTCCAGTATTTTGAATAGAAAGTGACGCATCAACTCTCCAAATACCAGTTGATGGAAAAGTAAATTTACCACTAGATTCTGTCATTGCATTACCAATAAAACCATTAAGCCCACTTATAGCATCACCAGTTGGAATATTGCCTTGTAATCTAACCCAATTTGCATCTAAATCTGCTGAAGTTCCTGCGGTTATTGCTTGGTCAGCAGTAATATACCAAACATCTGTTCCAAAAAATGTAGTGTTAGCAGAATCTAAAATATCACCAGTAGACGCAGAAAGACTTAAGTTCCCAAGTTTTCCATTTGATGTTCCACTTATTGTTAATGCCATAAATCTCTCCTTATAAAACTACCCAGTTACTGCCACTTGGCACAGTCACAGTAACTCCAGAATTAATTGTTATTGGACCAGTGGACATTGCGTTTTTATTCGTGCCGATTGTGTAATCTGATGTTACCGTTTGGTCGTTTTCTACAAAAACTTCATCTGATCCACCTCCCGTTGCACCACCACCTAGCTGTCCCCAAGCACTACCATCATAACCTTCATACTTACTTAAGGTGCTGTTAAATCTTATCATACCACTGGCTGCACTTCCACTTCTTTGTGCAGTCGTACCCACAGGAAGTTTTAATTGTCCTGTGCCTGTAACATCAGCATAGCCTGTGCCACTTGCTGTAATATTGACATTACCATTTGTATCAGTAGCTGAAAGCGTATTACCGTCAAGTTTTAAATTATCAACTTCAAACGAGCCTGTTCTTTTTTCATTAGCTTGTAAAACAGTAACCGTTGCACCTGATCCACCACCATTAAACTTTAAAACAACATCTTTCCCATTAGGTATTTCAAAATCATTTGACGCATTATATGTGCCTTGAAAAATAATAATGTTTTGACCACCCGATAAACTGTTACGAATAAACACAATCTTTTCTGCATCATTTGGTGTTAGTTGTACATACGCAGTAGCACCTAAATCGCTACCGTCATTAAATTCTATATATTTGTTTCTACCATCTGAACTAGCACCATTTGTAATAGCTAGTGTATTTGGTGAACCTGAAGTACCCGCAGATGCTAGAGTTACGGTAACAATTCCATTAATCGCTTCATCGATTAAATCTAAATTTGTATTAGTTGTATCCCCCCAAGTTCCACTCTGGGTTCCTGTTTCTATTTTTTCAATACCTAAATTGGTAGTATATGTACTTGGCATTTACGCTGCTCTTCTCCAGTCTGGTGATTGTTCAGGTTCTACCTCTGTCCATGTTGGACTTTGAGATGGAACTACCTCATTATAACTCGGTGTTTGATTTGGCACAACTGTTATCCATACCACAACTCCATTAACTTGTCCACTAGCTTCTAATCCCGTAACATCAACATCGGCATCAGCTTTAACTACAACAGCATTGGTAAGTCCTAATGCTTGAACACCGTCCGTAATAACAGTGGTGGCTCCTGCTGAAACAGTAACACTACCTACAGCACCTGTGCCCTCTAGTCCTGTAACTGGTACGTTGGCTTCTGCATCGATGGTAACACTGCCTACATTTCCTGTAGCTTCAAGCCCTGTGACAGACGTATTTGCATCCGCCTTAACTGTGACACTGCCTACATTTCCCGTTCCTGCAACACCTGTGACAGGGACATTAGCAATACCTGTAACGGTAACACTACCAACTCCACCTGTTGCTTCTAACCCTGTAACAGGGACATTAGCTTCGGCAACAACTGTAACACTACCTACATTTCCAGTAGCTGAAACTCCTGTAACACTTACATTGGCAATACCTGTAACGGTAACACTGCCTACAGCACCTGTGGCTGAAACACCTGTAACCGATACATTTACCGATAACCCACCTAATGATGAAAAAGGTGAGGATGCAATGGGGGTGTCAGAAAAAAACATTTATACCACAGTCCAAACGGAGCCTGAGGGTACGGTAACTGTTATTCCTGAATTAATTGTAATTGGTCCTGCACTTAAACCATTATAGTTCGTTGGAATAGTGTAGTTAGCAGAAACCGTAGTAGCATTTGCCATTATTCCATTGGACGCTTCAACTTCTGTTGCTCTTAAAAAACCTGTACTAATTGTAACATCACCACTTGCATCTAAATTGACTGATTTATCTGCGGGGTAAACTACAAATACGTCTTTTGTTCCTGCTGAAAAATTAACTGCTGAACCAGAATTAGAAGACGATAAAATAGTGTCTCTACTGAGAGTAGTACCAGAAGACGTATAAGTACCTATACCTACCTCCCATTCATCTGAAGTAGATAAAGTTATTGTGTAAAAAGTTGTATTACCATCACCAATAACAGAAAAAGCTTGGTAATCAGTTACAGCTCCCGCTAGAGTAACTGTTCCTGTACCCGTAGTGGTCGTGGTTTCCTTTACACGGTCTTTTAAAACAAGAGCCATTTATTGGCTCCTTACGCTATTCTTATAATAGCTGTTGACGAATCGGCTGTCGGAAACTGAATTGTAAAATCACCCGCAGTAGAAGTCTTATCTGCTCCAAAATCTAAAACTATAACAGTCGGATCACCTGACGCTGTGTCGTTATAAATTAACGCACCTCTAGCTGTGACTGTAGCTGTAGAAAAAGTTAAATCACTAAATGAAGTAAAAGCAGTAGTTCCAGAACTTGCGGGGTCTACCCTAGTTAAAGTTCCACCACCTGCACTGTATCCTGTTCCAGATACCTCATTTGTTGCGGTATAGGCAGTAGTTGCTGCAGTAAATGACGCACTATTGGTATACATTGCAAGTTTGAATGTATTACCACCTGAGTTTAAAAAATTGTGTTTAGCTTCCATTAATTCTTTTTTGAAGCTTGTACACATGAAATTGCCTGTAAAAGCCATGTTATAATCTCCTTATTAGTTCAGCAAGTTTTGGTTGTCCAGCATTTATTATAGCATTATACACGGTTGTTCTGTCACTTTTAACAGCTTGTTGCATGTATACTTCTATAAGTTGCTTGATATGTTTTCTAAAAGCATATGCTTGTTCTTTTACTTCAGGTTTAGCATGATCCGAAACAGATACTATTTTATCTGTGCATCTTTCAGCTAGTTCTTCTACACTAAGCCCTCTGTTTTCTGTGGTTTTAACATCAACTTTAAACCCTTCGGATAAACCCACTTGCATATCAAACATTCAGTTCCCCTATTGTTTTGGTCTAATAACCATTCCAGTTCTATACTGGTCTGTTGTTTCTTTTGCTTCACCCAACATCTTCAATTCAGTAAGAGCTTGAGTAAATCTTTTCTCATACATAGCAGACATGTCTTGCTCACCTTTCATATAAGTGTAAGCTTCTAGTAAGCTACCATACAATAAAGCAAACGGTGCATTGGTGCTTAACCATGTCGTACCACTCTCTGCTCCTGCTGTTAAACTTGCAGGGCGATAATAATAATGTAACTCTACAGAGTAACTGCTATCTGGAGTAGGTCCAATAATAAAATTATTGATATCAAAAACAGCGTAATATTTAGGGGTTCCTGTCGTGCTAGGATTAGGATTATACGACTGAACATAATCCGTGTCTTTTAAATCTAAAAATACTTTTTCGTTACTTGCGTTGGTAAATGATAGTGAAAAAGATGCTAAATAATCGTTAGGAACAGCTAAAAATTGATTAGCTGAAGTCATAGTACCTGTACTGTTTTTTATAAAAAAACTTAACTGAATATTCTTAAATATACGTTCTTCAGCAGCTTTAATAAAATCATTTAGATGATTAACAAAAGTAGTCTCATCATTTTCAGCATAATCTTGTATTGCTGTCTTTAAGGTGGCTAATGTAAAACTCATGGTGTACTCACTGTAACTGATCCAACATTTCCTGTTCCCTCTACCCCATCAGGTGAAACACCTGCAGGAGCATCAACGGTAACAGCACTAATTTGTCCGTTTGCAATAGTAGGTCTAAACGCTGGTCCCATAACTAAAGGAACACCCACTGCTACTGTCAACGGTTCAACTCTATCTGGTCTAGGGTTTTTTATGGCTTGAGCATCTGAAAACTTACGTCTAGGTTCCAACTGTGGATGCTTTCTTTCAAACTCATCATACCCTACCAACATTCCTGTCCACTCTTTTTTCATCCTATGAAGTGGATAGCGAAAACCAGAACGATCTGATATTCCAAAAGCTTTTTTACCGACAGCGTACTTTGACATTAATTAACCCTATAATACTCTAAGCTTGGTGCAACATTAAAGGATGCTCTGTCTCTATCCTCTGTCATAGCTCTTTCAAACTCTTCCTCGTATATTGCTTTTAAAAACTGTGTTCTATTTGGTGCTTTCTTAATAGAAATATAATAAGCTAATCCTGCTGCTAAACATGGATAAAACCTAAAAGGCACTTCCATAGTATTAGTAAAGGTATCGGCATCATCTATTCTTACCAATCGGTCAAAGATAAGTTGATCGGTACTGTTTTCAGGAGTTGTCCAAACCTTTAAAACTGGAGTTATTTGTCTGTCAAGAAAAAACTGTGAAGGTCTACCCGTACTTGTTTTATCTGGAATATTTAAATACTCGTCTCTACTTAATCTTTCAATCCCATAGTCTGTACTATCTCGTCTTACAACAACGGATAAAATATCAATAGTGTCAGCATCTAGCGTATAGTCTGCTGTGCCTGACACACATGTTACTGTGGTTTGTTTAATTGTCCACTGATTTAGTCCTCTATTTGCCCAATCAGCTAACAATAGATTTAGTGAGCGTTTCGCTGTTTTTAAATCATAACCAGTGCGTACTTCAACTCCACATCTTTCAAAAGCTTCTTCGA